CCATTTCCAAACAACGTCCAATTTCTATATGCCTTCTGGATATTCAGAAATTGAAGTAAAAGTTTGGGGCGGTGGTGGCCCCGGCGATAAATATGGCGGTGCTTCTGGCGGCGGAGGTGGTGGTTCCGCCTGTATAATTCAAAAATTTCATGCTGATAAAATATCTTCAATTGTAGAGGTTGTTATTGGCGCTGGCGGGTCTGCCAGCACTAGCAGCATTGGCGGCCAAACCAATTTTGGTGATTATATTAGATGCGCTGGTGGTAAGCCTGCAAATAATGATTTGGGCGGAGAAGGCGGTGCATATTTCGAAAATCTTTATGATGTCGCTTATATCGGCAGTCTAAATTATATTGGAATTTACGGGCCGGGATATGTAGCCACTAATAAATCAGGCGGAAACACTATTTATTCTGGCGGGTCTGGCGGCAGTGGGCATATCTCGCAATCTTATGGTAAATTTGGTGGAATATCTTTTTACGGGTCTGGTGGCGGCGGCAGTGGCGCTGCAACGGCCGCCGCTGGTGGAACTGGCGGTGGTGGTGGAACTGGTGGATTTATTCAAACATTAGCATCAACGAATTATAATTCGTTAAGAATTGGCGGCGCTCCCGGTTTATACGTCACTGATAACAATCTTTGGAATGCTGACACAAATGTTCCATTTGGCTGCGGTGGCGGTGGCGGTGGTTGTCGAAACTCAGCCAGTTATATCGGAACTGGCGCAAAAGGCGGCCTCGGTGGTGGTGGCGGCGGCGGCGGTGGCACTTATTTAAGCACAAGCCAATCTGCTGACGCTGGAGATGGCGGAGATGGATTTGTTATTGTGCGGGGAATTATCTAATGCGCGCTCACGTTCTATCTGGAAATATTATTTCCAATACAATCATCATTGATAAACTTCAGCCGGGGATGCTTGATGCTTCGCTTGGCGGTGCCATTGGTGATGAATATGATGCGGAAACTGGCACTTTTAAACCATCTGAAGGCAGAATTTCTGCAACGTCAAATTCTCAAAGAATTCGGCGCAATGCGCTTTTGGCTGAAACTGACAAATGGGTAGCTATTGCTGCTGAAAAAGGCGAAGAACTAGCACCTGAGAAAGCAGCTTATCGTCAAGCCTTGCGTGATCTGCCAGAAGCCGAAGGCTGGCCGTTCACTCACGCTTGGCCTGTAAAGCCCGAATAAGGATTTAGATAAATGGATATGTCCTTCGGTATTGATACGCTTCTGACAGTCATCGCTGGCATTTTTGCCATCATTGGCGTTTGGAACCAACTCAGCAACCGATTGGCAATCCTTGAGACTAAGCTGGAATACGGCGACGAGAAGTTCAGCGCAATTGATAAGAAGTTCGACGAGGTGATGATGCACCTCCGCCGGATCGAAGATAAGTTGGATAACAAGGCAGACCGCTAATGGCGTTCAAACTTGGCCCTCGCTCATTGCTCAACTTGCGCGGCGTGCATCCTGATCTGGTGCGCGTCGTCAAGCGCGCTATCAGCATTTCCAAAGTTGACTTCACCGTCATCGAAGGACTGCGCACAATGGCACGCCAGCGTGAACTCTTCGCCAAGGGTGCGACCAAAACAATGCGTTCACGCCACATCCACGGCTTTGCGGTTGACATTGCGCCGTATGTAGCTGGCAGCATCCGGTGGGACTGGCCGCTGTTCGATCACATCGAGACGGCCATGAAAGAGGCAGCCCGCTTAGAGAACGTGCCGATCACTTGGGGTGGCGACTGGAAGTCTTTCAAGGACGGGCCGCATTGGGAGTTGCCGCACGCTAAATACCCTGATCCGAAATGACACTGGCCGAACTAGAGCAAGCGTTTCTTGAGCGCATCCGGGTCTGGTGGCGGCCCGTCACTTGCGTAGGGATCGCAGGTGCGGTAATCGTTAACGCCATCGTGTTGCCGATTATCAACAGCGAGCCGATCTCGCTGACAGACTTAGCCGCGACAATCGCGTCTTGTGCTACAATCTTTGCGGTGAGGGAATGGGGAAAAATAAATGGGGCCGATTAATCCGTTCCTTGGCTATGTGGCGGCAGGCGCTCTTGTTATTGGTGTCGCTGCCGGATGGAAGGTAAAAGACTGGCAGTGCGACGCCGCCTACGCCGCTGCGCTTGAGAAAGCCGAGAAGCAGCGCCAGCAAATGCAGGGGAAGATTGATGAGATTTCTGCGTCTTATGAAGCCGAGCGCGATCAAGCCGATATGGTGGTCGCCGGAACGACACGCGAAGTACGTGAGATATACAAAACGCTCCCTGCTATTCCTGCTGATTGTGCTGTTGATGTTCGTGTTGTCGGGCTGCTCGAAGGCAGTGTCAGTGACGCCAATGCCCGCACCACCGGCAAATCTGGCGAGTAATTGTAAACCGCTGTCACCACTTCCCCAGCCGCTTGCCGATCCAGAGCGTGTGATTTGGGAGATCGACACAGTAGCCAAATACGGCGACTGCGCAATGAAACATCGCATGACAGTCGAAGCATGGGAAGAGGCTGTAAAAAAGTCTAAGAAGTGATATAAGGACTTAGCGCCTCAGAACGGACAACGGCATGACACTGATCCCAATTTCCATCCCACCCGGCGTATATCGCAACGGCACTGAACTTCAGTCCGCAGGCCGGTGGTATGACGCCAACCTTGTGCGTTGGCATAACGGGACGATGCGTCCGGTTGGGGGCTGGCGCGTTCGCACCACCAGCGCCACGAACGGCGTTCCTCGCTCTACAATTGCGTGGCGCTCGAACGACAGTACACGCCGACTAGCGGCGGGTACTAATACCAAACTCTACAGCATGACTGCTGCGGGCGCTCTTGTAGATATTACTCCGACTGGTTTTGTCCCCGGCCCAGCAGACGGCGATGATAACACGGGCTACGGCACACTTACTTACGGTGACTATACTTATGGTACGCCGCGCCCGGACATTAGCCCTGTTACCGAAGCGACCACATGGAGCCTCGACACATGGGGCGAATATCTTGTGGCCTGCTCTACGTCCGACGGCAAGTTGTACGAATGGCAGCTTGACGATACTACGCCGACTGTATCCGCGCAGATCGCAAACTCGCCGGAAGATTGCGTCGGTCTGTGCGTTACAGACGAACGCTCGATCTTTGCGCTTGGAGCCGATGGCAACCCGCGTAAGGTTGCGTGGTGTGATCTTGAAGACAATACGACATGGACGCCTGCGTCCACTAATCAGGCCGGTAGCTTCACCCTGACAACGCCGGGCAGCCTCATGTGCGCCCGTCGTGTTCGCGGCCAGACACTTGTTCTGACAGACGTTGACGCGCACGTTGCGCAGTATGTCGGCCTTCCGTTCGTCTATTCGTTCGAAACTGCAGGCCGTAACTGCGGCATCATCTCCCGCCAATCCATCGCTGTTCTCGATAACATGGCTGTGTGGATGGGCAATCGCGGCTTCTTCATCTATGATGGTTACGTCAAGCCTCTCGCTTCGGACGTAGAAGACTTTGTGTTCTCCGGCATGAACCGGACGCAGCGGTCTAAGATCGTCTGCGTTCCGAATACCGAATTTAGCGAAGTGTGGTGGTTCTACCCGTCCGCGTCATCAACGGAAAATGACCGCTACGTTGTGTGGAACTATCAGGAAAACCATTGGTCTATTGGTACGCTGGCTCGCACTTGCGGCGTTGACAAGACCGTCTTTAACTATCCGATGTGGTGGTCGCCGAGCGGCGAAGTTTACGATCACGAATTTGCGTTTGTTCGTCCGGGCGCAGACGCGGTGTTTGCAGAAACAGGGCCGATCCAGATGGGTGACGGCGACCGTATCTTGCACATCAACGAACTCATTCCCGATGAGAACACATTGGGCGATGTGACAGCCACATTTATCAAACGATACTATCCGACAGGAACCGAAACGACCTACGGCCCGTACTCGCTAGACAACCCAACGTCGGTGCGCTTTAACGGACGCCAGATCAATATGCGCGTTGATGGTGCGCGCAACGTCGATTGGCGCGTCGGGATCATGCGGCTTAACGCTATTCCGGGTGGCCGCCGATGAAGCTACCTACTCCGTCACAGACTTACGATCCGATGACCGAAAGCCAGCGGAACCGTTTGCTCGAACAATCGGACAGTCAAAGCTACAAAAAGAACCAAGATTTATATGTAACGCCGGGCCAGAGGCTGATCCTCTACAATCCGAGCGGCGTTGCGTATGAAGTGTATATCGACGGGTCAAATGCTTTGGCCGTTAGGTTAGCGTAATGGGCTGTCAATTCTTTTCTAATTGTGTTAAGAACGAAGGAATAGGCGGCTAGTCCGCTCGGGGGTTTAAATGGCTGAGACGACAACCACTACTACAGCGCAGCAGCTTAATCCTTTTATTCAGGATATTCTAACGCGCAACTATCAGGCCGCACGACAAGTAGCGGCTATCCCGTATCAGGCATACGGCGGCCCCCGCATTGCGCAGTTCCGTCCTCAGGAACAGCAAGCCTTCCAAATGGCAGAGCAGGCCGCGCAGAACCGCGTCGGCAGCCAACAGCTTGGAATGGCAACGCAGGCCGCCCAACGTGCCGCTGGATACAGCCCCCAACAGTTCCAGCAAGACGTTGCCGGTTTCATGTCACCGTTCCAATCGAGCGTTGTGGACGCGACGATGGCGCGGCTGGCGCAGGCACGGGCCGAACGGGACGCGGCGACCAAGGCACAGCTTGCGCAGTCGCGGGCGTTTGGCAACGAGCGTCGCGGTGTCTATGAAGCGCAACTTGCAGCCGAGCAGGATTTGAACACGGCGCAGACGCTGGCTAATTTGTATCAGCAGGGCTACGGCCAAGCTGCTGGTTTTGCGCAGGCTCTGCCGGGCCAGCAGCTTGCGGGTGCGCAGGCTCTTGCGGGTTACGGCCAGCAGGCACTTTCGAATGAGCAGGCATATGCCAACATGATGGCCGCGTCGGGTCAGGCACAGCGCGACATGGCGCAGCGCAATCTCGAACTGGCCTATCAGGACTTCCAAGCGCAGCGTGCGTATCCGCAGCAGCAGCTTCAGACACTTCTGGCCGGCTCGACGGGTCTGCCGTCGCCGATGTCTACGACACAGACGCAGACTTCGCCGGGTAGCGGCTTCTTCGGAACAGCCGGTAATATCCTTGGCGTTGCAGGCGGTCTTGACCAAATCTTCGGTAAGGGGACCGTCAAAGGTCTTCTTGGAGGCATCTTTTAATGGCTGAACAACGCGGACTTTTCGGCAGTCTCCTTGCACCAACTAAAATCAAAACTGGTGCGCCGGAGATTGACGACGCTCAGAGCGAACTTTTGACCCGCCTCGCCGGCGGTGACATCTCTGGTTCGCTGTCTGGTGGCGAAAAATTGATTGCGCTTGGCGCGCTTTTGAAGTCTGTATCTCGCGGCAGCAAGACTTCGCCGCAGGAAGTTTTGCAGAACTTGCAGCAATCGAAGTTGCAAGAGATGCAGACCAAAATTCAGCTTGCGCAAATCAAGGCCGAACAACAGCGCAAAGCACAACTCAAGCCGATCTACGAACAGGCTACACCCGGAACTGTTGGCGGGCCAAACGGCCAGCCCCGCAATCCAACACCCGCAGACCTCTTCGCATTGTCAGCGCAAGCGTTAGCTTTGGGCGACGTAGAAGGCGCGAAAGCCCTGCGTGAGCAAGCTGCGGGTATTTCGCAGTACACGCCGCAAGGAACACTTGAGAGTGGGTTTGCGAAGACCATTGCGTCTAATCCGTACACTCTTGTTGACGGCATGGACGCGAGCGGACGCCCGACTAAAATGCCTCTTTATCGTGCGGAAGGTTACCCAACCGCCGAGGCGTGGGTCATGGCACAAGTTCCCGGTGGTGGGGCTAATGCTGCCGCTCCCGCAAGCGTTGCGCCTACAGGTACCACGCCGAGCAATATCCCGGCTGGTTCTCCACTCGGGCCGGTTCCCGGCGCGTATGTAACAGGCCTTTCAGAAGATCAAAAAGGCCTCATTCAAGCGCGTACCGAGCAGTTCAAAAATCTCATCAATGAAGCGCAGACTAACGCGGTATCAGCGCAAAAGCGTTTGCCGCAAGTTCAGGCGTTGGATGCTCTTAGCCAAGCTATCGCTACCGGCAAGTTGGCCGAGTATAAGAACGCTGCACAATCGTGGCTTAATGCGTTTGGCCTGTCCAACGACCCGAATGCGCAGGCCGCCGTTTCCAACGCAGCCGCGTTTACTGATCTGCGTAAACAAATGCTGGTCCAACGAATGGTTGACCAAAAAGGCCCGCAGACAGAAAGAGACGTTGCGCTGTTAGGTTCTATTGGCCCGCAGATGACCAACACCCCGGCGGGGAATAAATTGATCTCCGCCTCGGAAAAAGCGTTTCTACGCCGCGATATTGCCTTTAACAATTTCCTTAATCGCTATGAAGGCAAGCCACAACTGGCACTTGAAGCATGGGGCAAAACCCGCGAAGGTCGTCTCGGTATTCTTAGCGATCCTGAGTTTGTTAAAGCCGCTGTTGGCACAGGCGCGATCAGCGCGTATACCGCTCGCAACAAGACTAATAATAAAACCTACGCCGTTATCCGAACAAAATCTGGTCAAGAATTTATCTTGGGTGAAGTTCCCCAGAAGAAAAGGTCTGGCGCACGCTGATGGCAACTGATTACCGCCCATATGTAGATAAAATGGCGGACAAGTACGGCGTTCCACGCTGGCTTGCGCGCGCCATTTACGAGCAAGAAACTAAATCTGGCAAGAATGTAAAGACATCTCCTGCCGGGGCTAAAGGCCATATGCAGTTGATGCCGAGGACGGCTGCGGCTCTTGGCGTAAAAGACATCAACAACCCGTTTCAAAACATTGAAGCGGGAGTCAAATACATCGCCGAGAATTTTTCGCGTTTTGGCGGTGACCCGGCTATGGCGGCAGCGGCCTATAATTACGGCCCTACTAAATTGGCTCGTTTAAACGGAAAACTGCCGAGCAATACCGAAACGAAAAATTATGTAAGAGACGTACTGTCGCGCAATCCGAACCCTACTAATAAGACGTATGTGACCACTAAAGGGGAGACAATCGTGGCGAAAGACGCACCCGCTACTCCTCCGAAGTTGGTAGATTACCGCCCGGTTATTGCGCCAACCTCAAAGACGCAGGCCAAGGCGACTTTGGCGGATAAGGCTCTGCGCGGTTTTGGCCTTGCCACTCGCGCCCAAATTCAGGGTGTCGGGGATTTGGCGGGCGCAATCGGCGATCCGCTTCAATACTTTTTAAACAAGGCATACAGCGCGGTTGGCGTACCGCAGCGGTATTTGCCGCAACTTCCATCGCAGATGGCAGTAACTGCCGCGAACCAATTGGGGCTGCCCAAGCCGGAAACAGGTCTTGAGCGCGTTGTATCGGAAGGCGGCCAGTTCGCTACAAGTGCGGCGAGCGGCCAAGGACTTCTGCGTCTCGGCCAGAAAGCCCTACAGAAAGTAACGGGGCAAGGTTTGACCGCAGCGCAGCGTGCGTTGGTAACACGGGGGACGGCTAAGGGTGCAACCCAAGCCGCACGCCAAGCAGTTCCCGCAGGCAGCCAGACTACGCGCCGTCGAGTTATGACGGAACTGACCCGTAACCCGGCTACACAAGTTGCCTCCGCGACGACAGCCGGTATTGGTTCCGGGTTGGCTGGTGAAATTGCGGATCAGAACCCTTTCGCTAAAGTGGGCGGTGCTATCATCGGCGGGGCAGCGGGATCGCGGTTTGGGCGGCTTGAAAACGCCATGAACGATATCCTGACACCGGAAGGCCGGGACGCTATTCGCCAGCGCGCCGCTGCTGAAGGGCAGGGCATCACCGTAACCGCCGCAGATGTCTATCCGGGTTCGCGGTTTACGCGCGGTATGACTACTCTTCTTGAGGCCATGCCGTTTTCCGGTATGCGCACTCTGCGTGAACAAAACGCGCAGGCGCGCACGGCGGTCGAGGCTTTGCGCAACCGCTCCCGCCCGTACAATATCGACGAGAACGCTACGCCTAAAGAACTTGGCGTTCGTCTGATTAACGATCTTCGCGATCAATATAAGTTGACCAAGGCGAAAGCCGGTGAACTGTATGACGCTGTTCTGCCCGCCTTGAACAAGAAAAAAGGCACGGATCAGATCGCGGTTTCGAACGCTAAAAACGCAATCACGAATTTCCTGTCTGAGTTCCCGGATTATCTTCGCGATCCAAACGTACCGACTAGCGTCAAGAACTTGATGCGACGGATTGCCGAAGCCGATGATACGCAAGTCATCGGCTACAACGATTTCCGTAAAATGAATACGGCTTTCGGGCAGGCATATTCAGAAGCCCAGCGGGCCGCCGCTGCAAGCCCGGAACGCGGGTCTATGACAGCCGCTCTCGGCCAAGTGTATTCGTCGCTGTCGCGCGATGCGGATGCGTGGGTATCGCGTCTTGAGACGCAGAACCCGGAAGCGGCGACCGCTTTCCGCAATGCGCAGACGTACTTCACCGAAAACGTCTTGCCGTTCCGCGATACAAAGCTGGTCAACGATGTCGTTGGCCGGCGTCTGAAGCCGACGGAAATTGACAACACCGGCGAGAAGTTTGTAACAAGCCTGCTGAACGCAGACGAAGGAACCGCGCAAACAGCGATGCGCCTGTCCAGCGAAGACGGTCGCCAGATCGCTCGGTTTGCTCTTTTGGATCGTGCGGCTAAGTCTTCCATCGGCGATCAGGCGTTGTCTGAAGTTACGCCGATGCGGGCTTTCGGTGCAGTTGATCCGTCGAACCCGACAAACGCTGCGATCCTTGGCACAGACCCGGATATTCTGGCGCAGACAACTCAGCTTTCCGAAGCGTTGTCGGCTGCTCGTCGTTCGACTGAAGCGTTCTCTAACCCCCGCACGGGTATGCAGCTTCTCCCTTACGCACAAGGGGCCGGCCTCATCGGCGCGGGATACTACGCAAACCAAAACGAAATTCCGCAAGAATATCAGGGTCTGGCGCTGCTTACTGCCTTGCTGGCCGGGCCGGCAGCGTCTGCTGCGCTTCGCCAACCCGGAACCGTTCGGTATATGGCTGGACAAACGCCGGACATCATCACTAACCCGGCGGTTCTGAACCCGGCGATGCTGTCCATTGCGCAGTTCAACCAGCCGACCGAACTCCCGCCAGTATCGGCGTTGCCTAAGCGCCAAGAAGGGGTTTTGACGCCGCAGCAAGAACAGCAGCTAATGCAGTCCGAAGTTATGCAGTATCTGCAAACACCGGAACAGGTAGATTACGCAACGGGCGAGCCTATCGTAACCCCCGCGCCTCAAGTGACAATTGATCTTGATCCAGAAACATACACACCTCTTAATCTCGAACAATTGCCGGAAGACTTTTAATGGCAAAGAAGACTAGCGTTAAAGAACAGACTTGGAAGCCCATGCCCAAGTCCAAGCGCCGCCACAAACCCAACGGGCTTCGCCATCGTAAGTCGTTGGGGCCGCGTAGTAACTTGCGGACTAGCTTCTAATACTATACACATCGCCCATGAAATTCATGGGTATTGACCCCGGCGCTTTTGGAGCCGTTGCTATTCTTGATAAGGATAGCCGAGAACTTGTCGTCATCGACATGCCTACCGTTAAGGTCAAGCGCGGGCCGCGCGTCGTCAATCAGGTAGACGCGCACGCGCTGGCCGATGCTTTACGGTTACATGTAACCAGCGAAACAAAAGCCCTTATCGAGAAAGTCCACGCCATGCCGGGCCAAGGTGTGTCCTCGATGTTCAGCTTTGGCCGTGCTGCCGGGATCATCGAAGGTGTGCTGGCCGGGTTCTCTGTTCCTTTTGAGTTGATCCCGCCCGCAACTTGGACTAAATCTATGCGGACTTTCGGAGGGAAGGACGGTAGTCGGCAGCGGGCGCAAGAGTTGTTCCCGGATTACGCTCATCTCTTCGCAAGAAAGAAAGATGACGGCAGAGCCGAGGCTGCGCTTCTGGCTTGCTACGCCGCAGAGAGGGAAGATGAACCACCTATTCGATTACCAAAAAGTCGGCGCAGACTTTCTCTGTGAACATCCTGCCGCCTTTCTTGCCGACGAGCAGGGACTTGGAAAGACGCTTCAAGTTATTGCAGCGTGTGACAAACTCGGCCTTACAAAAGTCGTTGTGGTATGTCCCGCTATTGCCAAGATTAACTGGCGTCGTGAGTTTGAGCGTTGGGGAACCGTCGAGCGCGAAGTCAAAGTCTTCAGCTACGACAAGATCACGCAATCCAAAGAGGTGCGAAATGAAATCGCCAAGTTTGAGCCTGATGTTCTGGTTCTGGATGAAGCGCATTATCTCAAGAACCGTACTGCTAAGCGCACAAAGTATCTATATGGTCAGTATTGCCGTGGTGATGGCCTTGTCCGTTTTGCTGATCGCGTTTGGCTGCTTAGCGGTACTCCCATTCCTAACAATGTCAGTGATTTCTGGACGCATCTCAAAGCGATTTGGCAGTACCCTCTAAACTTCACGGACTACACACTCTATTTCTGCAAGACTTGGAACGGCCAGTTTGGGCTACAAGTTCTCGGCAACAAGGCCGACAGGATGGCAGAGTTCAAGACGATCCTGAAGTCGATCATGCTACGCCGCAAGTCGGAAGTCGTGCTGAAAGATTTGCCGCCAATCTGGTGGCAAGATACACCCATCGAGGTGGAAAACTGGAGCGACACCAAGCACATCGAAGACCCGCGCGAACAGGAAGCGGTCAACGCTATCCTTGCCAACTCCCTCGCAAATCAGGACTTGTCTTCCGAGATTGAGAGGATCGCCCCTCACATTGCGTCATTAAGACGGCTCACCGGGGTAGCCAAATCTCGACCGATTGCCACCCAAATAGCTGGCGAATTGCAAGATGATGCCTACGACAAGATCGTGATCTTCGCCTACCACACCGACGCGATCCAAAACTTGTACAATACGCTGAAGGATTACAACCCGGTGGTGGTGGCTGGCGGTATGCCGACCGCAGAGCGTCAAGCGTCAATTGACACTTTCCAGTCCGACCCCAAATGCCGCGTCTTCATCGGCCAGATCACGGCCTGTTCGACGGCGATTACGTTGACGGCTGCAAATCAGGTAGCGTTTGTGGAGATGGATTGGGTTCCGGCGACAAACGCACAGGCGGCCAAGCGTTGCCACCGCATCGGCCAGACTAAGCCCGTCATTGTGCGGACCTTCGGCCTTGTCAATTCTGTCGATGAGATCGTAGCTAAGACCTTAGCTAAGAAGGCGCGGATGATTTCCGAGGCTTTAGACTAAGCGCCTAAACTCACCGTGATATTGTCGGCTGGCTTTGCAGTACGCCGCGAAGGCTTGCTGCGCA